CCGATACCCGGCAACGTGTTGTCCGGTCGGCCCGGCGAACCATCGAGCGGCATGATGTAGGCGAGATAACCTGCCATGTCGTATATACTCCTGTGTGTGGGGTTACGGCACGCGCCGTGTAGCTACGCCTGTTGTGGCGTGTCGTCTCGCGATGGTTATGTGACGCTCGCCACGATGATGGTAATGAGCGCCAGCACCATGATCCCGAACAGCACGCCGTGGCTCACTCGGCCGCCTCGGCGAACAGATCGGCGATCTCCGTTTCAACCGGATGCTCGGGCATCGGGCCGGCGTCGATGTCCACGAACAGCGGCGCGTCAGCCCGCACCCGCTCCATCGCCATCTCCGTGTAGGCCACGTTCAGGTCTATCCCGATGCAGTCCCGACCCAGACGATCCGAGACCAAGGCCGTAGTGCCCGCACCGATGAACGGATCAAGCACCGTGCAAGGCACCGTGGCCGCGTCACAGGCGCATGAGGCACGCCAGCCAGTGGTTTGATATTCGCTCAACGACATGCCGCCGTTACTCGATCTAATGCGCCGGTTGCCGCTGCCTGGACCGTAACTCTGCTCTGCCGTTTCAGCGTCCTCACGCCAGGATTTAGTCTGCGCCGTCACCCGCACCCAAGGCGCCCCACATTGGGCACAACACCCGCGCTCACTCGTGCCAGCCTTGATGCAGCGCTCGGCCAACTCCGGGGGGAATGTCGCGAAATGCGCCTGTGGATACGCATGTGTAGCTATGGTCCAGACATTCCGACAGGACCGACCGTTCAACGACGGCTCGTCGGCTGGCGCATAGTTCTTTATCTGCGCGGAGTTATCGTAACTCTGGTTGTTTTTGTATGGCGTGCTTTCGCCACGAAACTCGGTGTTGCGACGCGTCTCCTCGCCAACCCGCTCCCTAATCGCGATGCTATCGAAGAAATAGCGAGCGCGCTTCGTCAGCAGAAACACATGCTCATGCGCACTCGTCGGCCTGCCAGCATACAGATGAACGATATAGCCCTTATTGCAGCGCTCACAGCCGGGACATGGCACTAAACCAGCAGGATCAGCCGGTCGTTCTTCTTCGAGTTGCATGGCGCGCACGCTGGAACCACGTTCGTCTTGGTGTGCTGGCCGCCCTTGCTCAGCGGGATTACGTGATCCAGCGTCAGCTTCGCCTTCTCTTGACAGTAGTAGCAACGCCCCTTGGCCGCCTGCACGATCACCTTCCACTCCACTGCCGTCAGCAGCTTCTCGGTCGCCATGATCGCGCCCTTGCGCTTGGCTCGCTGGCGATGCTTGAGAGCTTTGCCGTTGTCCGTCCGTTTGTAGCGGCTGTCTGCGGCTCTGCGTTGCATCCGCCGGATCGGATCGTCCTTCGTCTGCTGATGCTTCGCCGCGCTGGCTGCCTTGCCCTCTGGGCTGCTGCGATATTTCAGCGCCAACTTGCGCCGTAGCGCCTTGCCCTTCTCGGTCTTCTCGTATTTCGCCTTGTTCCTGCGCCCTTGTGCCGAAGCCGAGAATAGCCGCCGCTTCTCGCGCACCTCCGCTCGCTCTTCCCGTGCCCTGGCCGTCGCTACCCCCTTCGGGGTCTGCTGATAACGCCGCTTCACAACCAGATACTTCTCGCGACGACACGCCGGGCACGTTGCTGGCCCCGTTTTGGTCGGCACACTGGCCGGCACTCCGCAAACACGACAATCTCTCATATTCTTGGAGTGTAATCATATGCCTAGTCACAGTCGAGCCTTTTACGCTTTCCGGCATCGGATTCGGCTTGTGCCAGATGATGTCACTCCTGATCCACCACCCATCCGCCTGCAACGCCAGCGCCAGCCGCGCCGGCATCATGAGGAGGTCTTTGGGCTTGCCGACAGTAGGACGCGCAAGTGCGCGCGTTTCAGCACCAGTCGCAGACCATCGGTCATCTGGGTTGCCAATACGCCGATCACCACTGCTCCCACTGCTGTAGCTATCCCCCATATTCACCCAACACGTCCCGTCATCTCTCAGGACCCTGCGGATCTCCCGAAACACGCCCACCATCGTGGCAATGTAGGCGTCAGGCGTCGGCTCCAGCCCTAGCTGCGCATCAATGCGACGCGCGCCGCAATGGCATTCCTGACCGACCGGCATCGTATGCGTGCGTACCTTGACGGTCTCGCTCGTGTAGCCAGCCAACGTCGAGGCACCAGACGCGAGCGGCGCGCCTTTGTGATCGCACCCCGCATCCCCACCAGACCACGTTGCGGTTCCGTAATCTCTTAAGCCATAGTAGGGGGGGCTCGTCACACAGCACTGCACGCTGTTGGCTGGCAGCGTGGCCAGCACGTCCCTGCAATCCCCCGCCAGCAGCCGGATGCTCATCGCAGCAGCGGCCTGCCGCCGAGGCCGATCCCGGCGAAGTCGAGCAGCAACAGAATCAACACCAGGCACGCGATCACCGTGACGATGACCCGCGCCACCTGTTGGAACGGCGGCGGCAGCGGGATCACCGACAGCACGTAGAGCACCAGCCACAGCACGATGCCGAGGACGAGTAGGTAGATCAGCAGGTAGATCAGCGCGCCGATCATGGGCTACTCCCCTGTCCTGGCTGCGGAATGGGCGTGCGGAGCAAGCGGTTCGTGGTCACTGCCGTTTGGTGCGTCTGATGCGCGGTGTGCAGCGTCTGCTGTGCAGCCTGCGGGATTTTCGCCGCCGTCAGCAGCGTATCGACGCGGGTCTTGCTGATATCAGCGCGCTTCTTCTCTAGGTCCGCCAGATGGCTTGCCATCGCGATGTCGGGCGTCATCTGCTCCGGGTCGGGCGGCTGCGGGTTGGACGCGCCAGGCGGGTTGTCCGGCGCCACATGCGGCTGCCCGTAGGGTGGTGCGCTGAACTCGCCGTGGACGGCATGCACGTTCGCCGCGGCGTTCACCTTGCGCTCCTGCGCCAGCGCGAAGTCGGCTTGTGCCTTCGCCTGCTTGCCCTGGATGTCTGCGGTGGCATGCGCCTCGGCCAGTTGTCCGGCCTTCTGCTGCACCTGCTGCTGCTGTTGTTGATGCTCTTTCATACGTTCCAATAGCTCGTCTTTGTCTTTCAATCCCGAGGCGGCGATAAGGACATCTCCAGGGATCAATCCGGGTTGGATGCTGGCTATCTGGACGAGAGCCTGGAACTGTTCTTGTTGCAAGCTCGGAATGTCTATACCCTCGTTGATCGTGATATCCACGTCGAGGTCGGTAATGTCGTTCTCGATGCCGACGACCTGTTGCAGCCGTGGATCACCGGGCTGCAACTGCATACGCTGCATCAGCATGGCGCGTTGCTGCTCCGGCATGTCAGCCAGCCTGTCCATCAGCCGCACCGGACGGTTGATCCCGACCCAGCGCGTTTCGTTGAGGTCGTCGGTCACGCGCACCCACTTGCCGGCGGTCCAATACTCGCGCGCCGCCATCCAACAACTCTCGTATATACGCCGTGACCAGTAGCGGAGGCTGTCGGCCAACGGTTCGTTCTGAGCCGCGCCGCCGGCCTGCTGGGCGAGGATGGCACGCCCGGACAGTTCGCGCGGGTCGGTGCCGCTCATCGCCGCATTCGGCCCCGAGAGTTGCATTTCGGCGGTGGCGTGCTGCAGCAGTTGAAACTGTCCGGCGGCGAGGTCCGTGGTCTGCTGGATCTCGAACTTGAGGCCGGGCATCACCTCCACATACCCATCGGGCTTGGCAACCTCGCGCCGCGCCTTGTCCACATCCGGCACCGCGCCCTGCTCGGCCACCACCTGATGGACGTTCAACAGGTGCATTGCCTTGGAGCGCCGCTTGTTGATCTCGTCCTGCAGGCTGATGAGACCGCGCACCATGCCGTAGCGCTGGTTCTCGCGATTGATGTAGCTGGATTGCAGGATCAGGCCGCAGGTGCTCTTGCCCTTGCGGTCCTTGAAGCGCGAGCGCTGCGGCGCGGCAAGCAACCCGTGCTTGGTATAGGTCGCCTGCCACCATGTGCCACGCTCGTCCCAGTGGCATTGGACGACGCGCACACGGCGCCGGTTGTTGTCGGTCCAGAACGCGGTTTCGGGCCGGTCGTTGTAGTAGAAGTCAACGCTGCTGAACGACGCCTCGATCACGTCGTCACCGTCAGGATACAGCTCCTCGAGCTGGTCGCGGTCCATCCAGATGACCAGGCCCTTGTAGCGCGCGTCACTGAAGTCGAGGGAGCGCGAAT